TAATGAAACAAAGAATGGTCTATCGGTATCAAAGCTAGGGCCAGTAATCTCTCCAGTTCTTACATAAATACCACTATCAGGTTTCCCTGTATTATTTATAGTCTGTAATGAATTAAAAGCTGTATCAATGAGAGTTTGACTTCTAGCTGGCCCTTTATCTTTCTCTGCAAAAGTTCTGACAGTAATAATTCCTCGAACATTATCTAATGAAGAAGTTAATCCTCTTTCTGTTGTAAGGCCAAATTGAATATTTACATAAACAAATTCACTGTCAGCATCAGAAGTTACATCTCCAAAGTTATCAAAAAATACTGGCACGGCAGGAGACAAAGCTGCATAAGCTGTTTTAATTGGAGTTTCAAATTTTGCTCTAATTCCTTGATAATTCATTTTAAAAATTTACCTTTTGCTTTTTTTACTGATGAATTTAATGTAAGTTCAACTCTACGTTCTAATTTTCCACCATCTGTATAAGTTTGAAACCAATTTAAAGGTGCTGTTTGAGAAGAAAACCCACCTGGATTACCTGTGCCTGGATTAAAACCTCTATAATCTTGTGGTTTTAATCTTGAGGTCGGATCAAAATCTAAACTATTTTTTCCTTTAGCAGTACGAGGTTCTTGACCAATATTTTTATTACCAGCTTTGCCTCTTTTAAATCTACCTAATCTAGTATCTTGAGCATATCCTTTACTTCTTGCTAAATTAGTAATTTCTATCTGAATAGTATCTCTTGTAGATCTACCCTGTCTTATTTGTTGAACATTTAACTTTGGACCTTTTACTGGTTTTGGTTCGCCAGCCCTTCGTGTACCTGTTGTGCTTTGATTACCTACTTTTATTTGCCAAGAATTTGAATATAATCCTGTCCAAGATGGGCCAAGAAATTGTAATTCTTTTACTATTTCTTCTGCTACACGAATTGAACCTTGATTTAACACAGTAGCAGTATATCTATTTACCTCTTTAATTAAATCAGGAATATCATCTCTTGCTTTTACCATTATTGTGGCCTCGCTATGACTGTGTGCAGAATAGGATTATCTCCTCTTGATGTATTTATACTAATAATTCTTGCAACCTTATTAACACCATCTTGAGCATATTGAATCCTATCTTTAACTTTTGGATAATATGTTCCCAACTCTTTATTACCAAAAATTATTTTTAAATCATCTGACTGACTTGTACCCTCATAGACCGATCCTGAAACATTACTTATAATCGCTTTTAAAGAAACATTTGTATCAGATCCACTTACAGTTCCAGCATCAGTATCATAAGTCTGCGATGTTGCCGATTTAATATAAGTCACATTGATACCAAAACTATTTAATAGCTGTTCTGGTAACGCTTTAAAAGTACTATCAATTAATGACATATTATCCTCTCACTACTCTCATTTGAAAACTACCAGCACCACCGATCATGTACGATCCAAGATAACTTTGTAACCAAGGGTAAACATCCATAATATTATTTACAGAACCAGCACCCTGACTATTCGTATTATATTTAACCTGTAGATCACCTAATTT